CCCAAATATGTAGATTGTCTTTTTGGGTCTAAAAGTGATACGTATTTAATAGTAGCACCATAACCAAATTTTATATCGGATACACCTGCTTTATTAGTTATATTCTTATTTTTCTCTAAACCTGGGTTGTAAATACTTGGAATGTAATTTATAGTTGGAGAATTTACAGTACTGTTTGAAGATAATTCTACTTCAGGTTTATTGGGATTTTGTAGAAATCCTGGTAAGGGTGTTGATACTTGTTGTGTAAATGAAGAAAAATTTCCTAAGTTAAATCTACTATTAAATTGTAATTGAGTATTAAAAGCATTATTAATACCAGTTCTTTGGTCACCTACCATTTTAATGTTGGTTTTACCAACACCTAAAGTAGCACCTGGTCCTCCAGTATATGAATATAAATCATTGACTCCCTGAGTATTTGTGTTGATTTTATTAAGTAAACCAAATAATCTACTTTTGTTACCTTCATCCCCCCCAGTAGCTATAGTACTTAAATAAGTAGGTAAACCTAAAGGATCGAAATTTGATATAGCTCCTACTACCCCAGTAGCATCTGGTCCTCCTATACCTGCAAGAGGATTTAGACCTTGTTTATTTGTATGAAGACCAACTGCATTCCCAGCTGCTTGAGCTAAAGTACCTAAAGGTGTATAAATACCCTGGTTCATAGCTAAGTTATCCTTAATAAAACCTCCTATAGCACTTAAAACGCTTGATGTAGATTCTTCTTGTTTATAAGGTACATACCCTTTACTTGAATTAACATTTGTTAAGGATAAGACATTTTGTTTTGCTATAAATAAAGGCCCTGTTGGTGATTTAAAATCGAAAAACATTTGGGCTAATCTAGAGACATCATTTGCTACTATTTTAGGTAGTAATGTCCCACCACGTAGTAAAAAATCAGGTCCTCCTGTTTTTCCTACTTTAGAAAAACTTTCAGGGATTTTTGTTGTTACATAGGGTTGGTTGCTGTTTCCACCGCCAACTGTGTCTTTACCATACCTAAGAGATCTTAGGTTGGTTGTTAGATTAACCAAAGCCATTTATTATCCTGGTAAGTTATTCAAATATTTGTCTCCTGGAGGTACTGTTCCTCTATCCATTGTTGATGGAGAAGGTAAAACACCATTTGGTGGAGTTACATTCATTGCTGTTGGATCACCTTCGGTTGAATACTCTTTATGTAAAGTAGACTGTTGGAAATTTGGTATAGGAGGTGTTGCACCATCTAACCCGCTTAATTGTGAACCTTGTTGTGTTAATTTATTTAGTAAACTCATAATTATTGATTTTTATTATAAATATTGAACTATTGTACTTCGTATAAACCTAATGGAGCCATTTCTGGTGTTTTCTTGATTAACTGTGCTAATAATCTATTAGTTTCTGAATTATCCACTTTGATTGCCGGGGCATTGCCTGATAAAGGTATAACTGCTTCTGGTCCTGCTTCACCTACAATTGCATTAGTTGGTCCTGTTACGATACCACCTGTAGCCATTTCCCTTGCGTCCCTACCTTCTTGTGTAACCCCAAAATTAGTACCTATTAGATTATTTGCTGAAACTTCAGCAGTTGCTATTCTTTTTTGAGTAGCACTTCCTTCAAAAGAACCATCAAAATCCCCCCAAAGACCAAATCCGGTAGAAATTCCTCTAATTAAATCCTCTATTAATGCAACACCCACTAATATCGTTTGTATTATAGGATCTAATATTTTCATAATACCTCCTATTAAACCAAAAAGAGATGCTATCATATCTATTATAGGCATTATAGCATTTCCTACAATTACAAATACTTCTTTTAATTTTTCTACAGTAGCATTGAATTTATCTTGGACTCCTACTTGATTATTCATCCCCTCAACTCCCTGTTTTTCAAGGATTCTCATTGCTTCAGCTTCTCCTACTTGTTGTTTTAAAATATTGAATTTTGCAGTTGCCGCTTTTGCATCTTCTTCTGTTAAACCTTTTAATTGGTCTTGTAGTAATAAAGTAGATGCTAATTCCTCCCTATTCATACCAACAGCTTTAGCTAATGCTTCTTGTTGGATTCTGTTCATTTCAGCAAATTCCGCTGATGAGCCTACTTGTTCTGCAATTTCTTTAGCTACTGTAGCTAAATCATTATTTAAAGCTGCTTGTCTTGCTTTTTCTAAATTTAAATCTTTATTTAGTAAAAGTTCTGCTTCTAATTCATTTGTAATTGAGGATTCAAAATCCATTAAACTACCTGCTATGGCATCTACTTTAGATAATTCCATACCTAAAGATTTAGCTGTTGAAACAGCATCACTTATTAATCCAGGTTGTTTTCCAAATGATAGTGTTGTTGCTGCTGATACTTTGCCTATATCTTTTAATAATTTTTGTTCATTAAGTAATACACCATTTTGTAAGGCTGATACTTTAGCCTGGGCTAAAAATTGTCCTGTAATTTCATCGGTTGTTTTACTAGTTCCTAATTGTAAACGGGAAATACCTTGTAATTCTTCATTGGTAAAACCAGACATTGTTCTAAGTTTAGTAAATGACACAGCCATATCTTCAGACATCATTGAAGCTGTGCCTAAATTAGAATTTATCCCTTCAAATGTTTCCCTAATTCCTTTAGTAGTAACAAAAATATTGCCGGATTTGGTAGCCATATTTGTAAATGACTCATTCATAGCTAGTGCCGATTTATAAGTCATACCAAATTCTTTGGCCATTTTTGATGATGCTGCATCTATGCCTTTCATAGCATCTACAAGTTCTTTAAGTAAATAAAGAGGGCCTAAGGATTTTAAAAGACTTTTACCTAAGCTTTTAATACCCGCTTTCATTCCTGAAACCCCCTTCGTTGAGGATTTAGTAATGGACTTCATATCATCATCACCTATACCTAACTTAGCAGCTTTTTTAGAAGCTGCGGCTCCTGAGATTTTCTTCCCATCTTTTCCTAGAAGTTTATCTTCTAGGCCCATACGTTTTATAGCAGCCTCAGTTAAACCTTTACCAGATTTTAAGGCTTCTTTATCTAATTCTCTTTGTTTGGTTTTGGCCTCAAATATATCATTTTGAAGTCCCTGTTCTATGGCACTATCTGTTGCTGCTTGTCTTGCGGCATCCGCCGAATCTTTAAATGCGCTAGTAAACTTACCTAAACCGGGAATAGCCTCTGATATTTCATTTAAACCATCAAATAGTCTAACACCACTTTGATTATTAATCTTAGTTTGAAATTCTTCTACTTTTTCAATTGCATTTAAAAACTCTTCAGATTGTTCTACTCTTGCTTTTACTTCTTCTAGTTGTGCCCCTTCAAGCATTCCTGACTTTGCTGCAATGTCTAGTCTTTTAAATTCTTGTTTAACTAAAGCTTTTTTCTGTTGAATTTGCTCATTAGTTATGGATACTTGACCACTAAGAACTTGGGTAAAGTCTTCTGCTATGCCTAATAAGGATTTAAATGATTTTTTGGATACAGATAAAGCATAATTACTCTTTTGGAGTTCTTGAATACTATCTCCTAGTGATTTTGCAAAGTAATCTACATCACTATTAATGGCAAGAAGTTCTCTTCTTAATCTAGATAACTCAGCATTAGATTCTTTTAAACCCCCAACAAACTTTTTATCAAAGTCTACCTGCCCTAATTCCTTTTTAATGAGGCGAATTTGTTCTTTGATCTCATCTAAATTATTTTTGTCCATTGATTGTTTTATTATAAATATTATTATTTATAACTTGTTTTACCTTTATATGGTTTAGATGCAGAAGTAAATTCCGGGGTGTTGATTTTACCATCAGTTGAGATTAAAGTTTTATTACCTTTTTTACCAGATTTTGCTGCTTCTATTTCCTTTTTCTGGTTGGTATAGTGGTCATTTAATTGGGACATTGTAAATTTACGTAGCCATATAGGCATATTATATACAGTATGCCAATCATACCCCCCCTGACCATGAAATACTATACTATGGATAGATTGAAATAATAATTTTCTATATTCCTGAGTTATATCAGGCGTCAGGCCAAAAAAAGTTTAGCCCAACAGGGACTACAACTTCCTCCCCTCCTTCAAGCACAACGTTCATGTCTACATCCGGAGATATACTTTTAACATGATCTCTAAATGCTCTAGCATCTCTTGCTAAGAAATAATTATCAACAAAATCTCTAATTTCTTTTTTTTCATCTTTACCATCTACAGAAGTAATCATATATTTTAGCCTTGTAGTAAGTAGGGGTGAAGAATTTGGAGAAATTTTCTTTAACCCAGATAATTCACGATCAATTTTCTTTTCATCAACACCATTTAACATTTTAAATGTTAAAACTGTACCAGTGTGTTCTAATGTATAAGTAAATTCATTTTGGGAGTTTTCTAATTGTGTGTAATCTATATCTTTAAAACCTATTTCAGTTAAATCTATTACTTCCTCCTTACCCGATATGGTTACTTTATATTCTTTACCATATCCCAAGATTCGTGTAGCAACCATTAAAGAATTTTTATCCCCTGTGTATAAATCTTCTACTTTTATTTCTTTATTTATAATTACAGCCTCTAATAATTTATTTAGAACTGTACCTTTTTGGATGTAAGATGTATTAGTTAAAATATCTTCTTCCTTTGCTGTCATATATTTGATTTCTACTTTACCACTTGATAGAGGGTGGTCTTTTGGATATAATAATCCTTTAGATGGTAATTCTACTTCTTCGGTTGGGAATTTAAATTCACTCATAGTCTTTATTTGGTTAAAACGTTTTTATCAGTTATAAATATTAAAAAGGAAAGTTCTTAAAACGATTATTAATTATTTATTTATTCTATTTTCAAACTTATCAAACCTTGAATCCATTTGTCTATAAATTTCATCAATTTGATTTTGGCAATCTAAATACACATCACTTATCTGTTTATTATGATCTTTACCGATTTCATCCATAGCTAGATAAGCATTATCTACAGATTTTATAACATCTTTAACTTTGGTTTTCACCTTAAACACTCCTATCGAAGCGTACCCTACTAAGAATACACCTACTGTGGATAGGACACCTAACATAAATTCTAAATTTTCCATATATTGTTCTTTTTAAATGTTAAAGAACTTTTCCCTTTAATATTAGTTACCAATATACAAAAAAGCTTGGCCGAAGCCAAGCAATTTTCAAAAGGAAGGGTAAAAAATATTTTAGAAATTTAATATACAATAATCTGGTTGTACTGTAATCTGTAGTTCTACAGCAGCACTTTCATTATCCCAGTTATAATCTCCAAAGGTAGCTTCTGTAATCAGTGCACCTTTAATAATCCATTCTGAAACGATATCACCTACAGGTCCTAATACGTTCATAGTTAAATCTTTCTTATAGAAATCACTATATCCGTCTCTACCTGTTACTGATTCGTGATGTAATCTTACCCACTCCATTACAGCTTGCGCCCCAGATGGTGTAATTGGGTCAAATAACGTCATTTGTATCGTATTCCAAAGTGTTTTACCTTTAACGTATCTTGCAACGTTAATGTGGTTTAATTGAACTGAACCTTGCGTTAATGAAACAGCTCCCATACCTTTAATTTGGTATGAAGGAATCCCGTCAACATACATAATAAATCTATTCTGTTGCTTTGGCTCAAATGCTGTATAAAATATTTCGTTTGGGTCTAATACTGCCATTTTATTGTTTTATTTTATTATAAATATTTATCTTTTTATTTTTTATTCAGGAAATGTTGCTCCAGTTGGTAAAACATTGAAATCTAAAATTACGAATTCAGCTGTTTTGGTTGGTTGTAGGTAAATTTGTCCTACTAGCTCATTTCTGTCTATTACATCTGGTGTGTTATTTGTCTCATCCATTACAACTTGGAAAGCATATAATCCTTGTCTTTGTTGTACTGATTCTAGGTATGGATTTACTTGTGCTAAGAAATTATTTCTTGTAGCAATTGTATTTTGTTCAAATACTAAGTTATCCGATACTTGAGTAATATAACTCTTAAGTGAGATTAATAATCTACGTACATTTACTCTATCTAAAGCACTTGCTCTTTTCTGCAATGTTTTCTGTC